ATGCTCGCGAACCACTTCATGCGTCGGCACGCCGATGACATGGGACTGCCGATCAACTCCGCCCGGGAAATCCTGAAAGCCACGGTCCCGCCCGCCACCGCGCGCGGCAAGGGTGTCGGCCCGGAGGCAACGCCCACCATCGCCGGCATGTGGTTGCTGGGCTGCCTGTCCGGCGCGGCACTCATGCAGGCTGGGCACGCTGCCCGACGCCTCCGGGTGCTGCCCAACGAGGCGGACGAAACCGAGTCCTTCGGCGACGTGGTGGTCGGTGCGCTGGCCGATGCCACGTCGGCTGCGGCCCTCGTCCACGTTGAGGTGCGGCAGGGGCCGCACCCGGAGGCGATGGCGGTGTATCACGACGGCCGCACCGTCCGGTTCGTGACGCCGGCCGATGCGGCGGCGCTGGCCGACCGCGACGCGCGCGGGTGCATGGCCGAGTTCCGACTCCTGCCCGGCAAGACGCTTGCCCGCATGGCGCGCGACATCGCGACCGCGACGAAGGCGGACGCCTCGGTGCCGCTGCCGCCGGTGCCCACCGAGGCGTCCGCAACCGCCGCGCTGCCAGCGGAGGTGGAGCGAGACCTCGGCGACATTCTCGAGGAATGGACCGATGCCGCCGGCTGGGATGAGCGTGGCGTGCTCCTGGAACGGCTGGCCGCGGGTCTATCCGCGTCCTGGCCGGAAGGCGACGCGGAGCGCCGGGCAGCGGACATCACGGCGAGCACGATGCTGCTCACCAGCTTGCTCGAGCAACTCGGCGAGCGCGATATCACGCACCCGTCGCAGGCTGCGGCCTACCGCGTCGCCGCGCACCCGGCGTGGCGCAACGCCGCGATACGTTGGTTTGCCGGAGCGGACGCCGACGCGGCCGAGGCCGCGGTTGAGAAGCACCCGGCGCTAATGAGCCTCGCGCTGCGCATGATGAGCAAGGCGCCGGTCCGATGAGCCCGCTTGATAGGCCGCTCGCCGTCACGTTCTTCCGCGACCACATGGCGACCACCAAGGACGAAAAGTCGCTCACGCTGCGGCAACTCGTCCCGATGATCCGCACCACCTCGGCGCCGGAGAAGGCGGCGCTGCCGTGGCTGAAACTCGCCTCGTTCGGCGACGGCCGCACGCCAAAGGGCAGTCTGCGCAACAACGCCAACGTGCTGGCGATTGACGGTATCGAGGCGGATTACGATGCCGGCGTGATGACGCCCGAACAGGCGGTTGCCGCCCTCGCCGCGGCCAACCTCGCGGCCGTCGTCTACACCTCGCCCTCGCACCAAGCCCACACGCCGAAGTGGCGCGTCTTGTGCCCGCTCGCCGACACCACCATGCCGGAGGAACGGGCGACGCTCGCGGGCCGCCTGAACGGCGTTCTTGGTGGCGCTCTTGCCCGGGAATCCTTCACCCTGTCGCAGTCGTTCTACTACGGCAGCGTCCGCCGGAACCCGGCGCACGTCGTCCTGTTGGTCGAGGGCCGGCCGCTCGACGAGGCGGTGGAACTCGAGGCGGTGCAGCCGGCCAAGGTCGAGCTTCCGAAGATCAAGCCGGCCGCCAAGCCCGCGACACCGGCGCCGGAGGGTGGCGACCGCGGGTTGCCGGCGGCGGCGCTGCGCGAGGCGTGCGCGCTGTTCGAAGGGCAAACCGGCGTCGGCCGGCACCAAGTCTTGCTCGCCGCGACTCTCGTTGTCGCGCCCTTTGTGGCTTCCGGCCACTTGCCGGAGGACGAGGTTGTCACCGGGCTCACCGAGGCGATGTCGGACAGCGGGCGCGACCCGAACGACAACGAGGTCGAGTCCGCGCTCGCCGGCGCGCTCAAGGACGCCCGGCCGTGGGAACCGCCGACAGGCGGCGCCGAGTTCGACGGCGAGGACGCGCCGGCGCGAGGGAACGCGACCGCGCTCGCCGAACCGACAGAAGATGCCGCGCTCCGGGCGTTCTGTGCGGTGCACGTCGGCGAGTTCGCATTCGACCATGACGACAAGCGATGGTACGCGTTCGACCCTAGCGTTGGCTGGCGTCGCGATGACGACAATTCTATCACGCGCGCGGTTCGCGGCTTCGTTCGGCGCGCCCGCAAGCACTGGGGCGACGATAAGGCGTCATCGGCGATGGCGCATATCTCCTTTACGCGCAACGTCGAGTCCGGCTGCCAAGCCGAGGAAGAATTCGCCACCACCCGGTCGGCGTGGGATGCAAACCCTTTCGTGCTGGGTGTGCCGGGCGGCTCGGTGGACCTGCGAACCGGGCGGTTCCAACCGGCAATTTCGGCGTTGCGGGTGCTTCGCCGCACAAGCGTCGCACCTGCGCCCACGGGCACGCTGGCGCCGCGTTGGCATCGGTTTCTGAGCGAGGCGACCGGCGACAATGCCGACATGATGCGTTGGCTTCAACGTTGGGCCGGGTATTGCCTCACCGGCGACGTGTCCGAGGAAATGTTCGCCTTCGCTTATGGTCCCGGCGGGAACGGCAAGGGGGTGTTGGTCGCGACACTCGGCACGATATTAGGCGACTACGGCTATCAAGCGCCCGCCGAACTGTTCAAGGCGGACACCCGCACCAATCGCGAATACCAGCTTGCGAACCTCGACGGCGTGCGGCTGTTGATTGCGTCGGAAACTGAGGCCGGTAGCGCGCTCGCCGAGTCATTCGTGAAGGAACTGACCGGCAACGAGGGCAAGATCAACGCCCGGCAGCCCTACGGTCGCGCGTTCCAATTCCGCACACAAGCCAAGCTCCTAGTGGTCGGCAACCATGCGCCGTCACTGCAAGGGCGCTCACCGGCCATGCAACGCCGAATGCGCGTGCTGCCGTTCAATCACACGCCAGCCGAACCGGACCCGGAACTCAAGGCGAAGCTCGTCGCCGAGCATTCCGCGATCCTGGCATGGGCGATTGAGGGTGCGCAGATTTGGTTGCGAGAACGGCTTGGAAAATGCCCGGCAATCGAGGCGGCGTCGGCGGCATACTTCGACGAGCAGGACACGGTATCGCAGTGGATATCCGAGCGGTGCGACGCCGGCGGGGACCTTGGCGTGCTGGCGTCCGATGCGCTCGCCAGCTTCAACGACTTCCTGCGCACGCGCGGCGAACGACCGGTGAATGCCCGCGGGTTCGCCGATCAGTTGGGCGGGCACCCGGGAATCACCAAGGCACATACGCGCAAGGGCGCGGAATATCGCGGCATTGGACTGCGCTCGTGCGGAGCGGGTGATGATCTAACATGGGTGATGTAGAGTGGCGGAAATCTGCCGTTCTGTATGGCGTGGTGACGGATGTGACGGATGTGACGGCAACTCCTATTATACCCCCCATACGCGCACGGACGCACGCGCGCGCACACGTGGGGGTATGTTGGCATCTGCCGTCACATCCGTCACATCCGTCACGCTGCGTCAGTCGAACCACCGCGACGCCGGATCGGGCTGCCCTGACACCACGCTCACCCGGGCGCGCGACGCCGGTGTCATGCCGAACGCGGACAACCAAGCCGCAAGCCGCCGGCTCGCGTCCGCCAGCAACCCTATTTCCGGCCGGGCGCGGACCATCGGGCCGCTGGCGCCGTTCGTCTGATATGTCCGTCCCTCGGCCTCGAGCGTCGCGCGATAAGCGTTCACCTCCGCGACCGTCTCGCAAAGCTGCGCCGCCGCCAGCATGTCGGCATCGGACAGCACACCCATGCGCAGCAACTTCGGCGCTACGTCGCGCCACACGCCGACCGCCGCGGGTGACAGGCAGTCGGGTGGCGTTAGATCGGCGATGGCCGGCGGTTGAGGCTCGTTCGGGTTGGCCCGTTCCTTTCGAAGCGTGTTCGTAACAAGCTTCAAGTGAGTCGGTTTTGGCGGTCTGCCAGCCATGTTGGTGTTCCTTGCACAAAAGATCGTCGATTCAGGCTTTTTGGGAGTTCAGCACCGGCGCGGCTGCCGCACCCTAAGCCCTGAGAGATTTCGCCGCCGCGCTGCTCGCCACGTTGAGGCTGCACGCCTGTCAGCCGGGCGGGCGGTCCCGAACACCATCGCCGCCGCCGGCGGGCTGTAGCGCCACCCTAGCGGCGCTCTGGCGCTGCACACGCTCACGGGCGGCTTGCACGCCGGCGCGCCATTCCGCGGTGCTGCGGCTGCGCTGATCCGCGGAATGGCGCGCCGGCTGTTCCAAGTCAATGAAATTCGTCCACTGGTGATAACGTTGCCCCACGACACTGCTCCTTGCTGAGCAGTCAGAATGGCGGCCCAACGCTGTCAATCCGATCTGCGAACGTGACGCGAGCGTCCGAATCGCAGTCACATTGGCACGCTTGCATTCGTAATATCGTCGATATGAAAGCGCAGCCCCACCATGGCGCCCGAACGAACGCAGCCGCCTATGCCGCCGGCATCACGCCGCGCGCGCTGCGCTGCGCAATCGACGCGCGCCAGTTCACGCGGATGCACGATGTTCGCACGCCCGGCGGACATCGCCGCTGGTGTGCTGCCGACGTGATCCGGTTGGCGCTTTGGTCCGAGTGTCGCCGCGCCGGCTTCGAAGCACACGAGGCCAGCCACATCGTCGCGAAAGCCGCTGATCCGTTCTTGTATGCGCACGGCACGCTGCCCGGCTTACCGCCCGCTATCGCCGAGATTCGCGCGACCGCGGTGCACGCAGAACCGAGCAACGCGATGCGTGTGCTTGTCGCGCCGGTGCACTACCGGCTGCCGTTTCAGCGACATGCCGTGTTCTTCCGCGTCGGCTTGATCGCGCACACGGCGCTGCAACGACTCCACGCCTACGAAACCCTCAACCTCCGCCATCCGGCGGGATCATAGGAACCGCCGCCATGACCACCATTCGCGAAATCCTGAGCCGCCGTGAGGCAATCCGCAGCGAAATGCGCGCCATTCACGCTGCGCATCCCGACGCGCTGCCCGATGCGCAGCAGAAGCGTTGGAACGAGCTCGAGGCGCAGGCAGCAAACCTGAACGCGCTCGAGGCCCGACAGGCGATGATGGACGATCTCGACCGCCGCAGCAGCGGGCAGCATGTCGCCGGTTCCGGTGACAGCAGTTTCGACGCGCTGTCGGCGCAGGTGTCCATCATGGACACGATCCGTGCGCAGATGGGCGCGACTGATGCCGGCGCTGGCCGCGCGCGCGAGGTGTCGGCCGAATTGGCGCGCCGCAGCGGTCGCAATCCCGATGGTCTGTTCGCACCGATGGGCGTTTCCGCCGCCGAGCGTCGCACGCTGAACCTGTCCACCGGCGCCGGTAGCAATCTCGTGCAGACGACCGTGGCGAGCAGTGTCATCGATGTGCTGCGCGCCAAGTCCGTCGTCATGAAAGCCGGCGCGACCGTCATCAGCGGGCTCGTCGGCAACCTCGCGCTCCCGCGGCTGGCGTCGAGCGCGAGCGTGGGTTGGTTCACCGATGGCGCCACCATCGGGTCCGGCAATCCGACGCTCGAGCAGCAGACGTTCAGCCCGCACCACGTCGGCGGCATCGTGAGCGTAAGCCGCCAGCTTGTGCAGCAGTCCAGCCCGGACGTGGCGCGCGTTGTCGAGAACGACTTGGCGGCGCTGATCGCGACCGGCATCGACACCGCCGCGCTCAATGGCAGCGGCAGCAGCGGTCAGCCCACCGGCATCCTGAACACGTCGGGTCTCACCATCGTTGCCGGCGGGACCAATGGTCTGGCCGCCTCTTGGGCGAATATCCAAGCCCTCGTCGGCGCCGTCGATACCGCCAATGCGCTGGACGGCTCACTTGCTTTCGTGACCAACGCCAAGGTCTGCAAGTCGCTGCGCAGCACGCTCAAGACGACTGCCGACGCAAGTTCGAATTTCATCATGGTGAACCCCGGCCAGCTTGCGGGCTATCCGCTGTTCAGCACGCAGAACATGCCTTCGAACATCACCAAGGGCACCGGCACCAACTTGAGCGCGATGCTGTTCGGCGACTTCTCGTCCGTATACATCGCGGCGTGGTCGATGTTGGACATCCTCGTGAGTCCGTATTCGACGAGCTTCACCAACGGTGGCCTCGACATCCGCGCCGCGGCGACGGTGGACATCGGGACCCGCCACATCGCGGCATTCGCAGCGACCACGGACATCATCGCGCCGTAACCACCTCGCGCAGCGCGCCGGAGGCGGCTGGGTCGGGTTTGTCGCCTTCCCTCGATGCCAGTTCCCCGGCCGGCGTGCTGCGCGGCCCGACTCTCAAGGATGCCGGACCATGATCGCTGAAACCGAACGCCGCAGCGCCGACCTCGAGCTACGGGCCGCATCCGGCCGGCGCCTCGTGGGCTATGCAGCCACGTGGGACACTGTCGCCACCATCGGCGCGTTTAGCGAGAGCATTCGCAAGGGCGCGTTCGCTGCCTCGCTTGCCGCCGGTGCCGATATCGTCGCGCTGGTCGACCATGACCCGGCGAAGCTGCTTGCCCGCACGCGCAACGGCAGCCTGACACTGGCCGAGGATGATACCGGCCTCGCGTTCACCATCGCCGTGCCGCGGACCACGCTTGGCGATGACGTGCTGGCATTGGCCGAGGCGCGGTCGCTTGGCGGCATGAGCTTCGGATTCAACGTTCCGGCCGGCGGCGACGAATGGCGTGGCGACCATCGCACGCTGACCAACGTGCGGTTGGCCGAGGTGAGCATCGTTTCAAGCTGGCCGGCATACAGCCGCACGTCCGTCGCCGCGCGCAGCCTCCGCCGCGCCGCCGGTAGTGCTGCCGTGCGGCAGATGATCATGGGGACGCTCTGATGGGCTGGAACCCGTTTCGCCGGTCTGCGGCGGCCCCTGAGACGCGCGATGCGGCTTGGCGCGGCGGATACACCATAGCCCTCGGCGCCGGCGCCTACACCGGCCCGGTGACGCCGCCGATGGCCGAAGGGCTGTCGGCGGTTGTCGCGTGTGTCGACGCCATTGGCGGCGCAATCGGCGCCCTGCCCGCCCGCGTGTATCGCAGCCTCGGCGACGAGGGCCGCACCGAAGCACCGAACCACCCACTTGCCCGGCTGATCCGCCGCGGACCGAACCGGCATCAGACGTGGCGAGACTGGATTCTGTTCACCATGTCGGAAGTGTTGCTTTACGGCAACAGTCTCTCAATCGTCGAATGGGACGGCGCCGGGCGGCCGGTTGCACTGCGGCCCGTGCCTTGGCGGAACGTCACCGTGACGCTGCTCCCGTCCGGGTCGCTGGCATACGACGTGATCGGCTGGTTAGCGCCACCGGGTGTATCCGGCCCGGCCCGCCGGTTCCTCGACACCGATGTCTGGCACTGCCGCGACCGGTCGGATGACGGATACGTGGGACGCTCGCGCCTGTCCCGCGCCTCGGCGGCTTTGCAGGCTGCGTTGGGCGTTCAAGGCTTCGCCACGAACGTTTGGTCGAACAGCGCGACTCCGAGCGGGATGCTGACAGTGCCACCGAACCTGAGTCCCGAGGGGAAGCGGCGCCTTGAGGCGCACATAGCCCACAAGTATACCGGGACGGATAACGCCGGCCGCATCCTGTTCGTGGACAATGATACCAAGTGGACGAGCCTCGGTATCTCGCCGGAGGACGCCGAGACGCTGGATAGCCGCCGGTTCGCGACAGAAGATGTGTGCCGCTTGTTCGGAGTTCCGCCACCTATCGTGGCGGACTACTCCAACAACACCTTCACCAATGCGGCAACGGCTTCGGTGTGGTTCGCAACGAACACCCTGGCGCCGTGGTGCCGCGCCCTTGAGTCTGAGTTCGCCCGGTCGGTGTTGGACCCGAGCGGCGAGTTTCACCTCGAGATTGACCTGTCCGGCATGACCCGCGGCGATTTCGCAACGAGGTGGTCAGCGATGGTTGCGGCAGTGGGCGCGGGCATCCTCACGGCGGATGAGGTGCGCGAGCAAGAGGGTTATGGGCCGAAGCCGGCGGACGCGCTGCCCGGCGATCCGGGCGAAGGCGACGACTGATGGCGCGGAGTCAGGCGCTTCCGCCGGGACTGCCGCCGCGCGGCCTCTCACGAGAGGCTGCGGCGCAGTATCTCGGGATTGGGGCAACGCTGTTCGACCGGCAGGTTGCGGCTGGTACGCTGCCCGCCCCGGTGTGGATAGGCGGTCGGAAAGTGTGGGACAGGCGCGGCCTCGACCGGCTATTCGGTGACTCCGTGCCGGGCGCACAAGCGGCCGATGTCAACGAATGGGATGCCGTCCTTTGA